GCTTAGAACAATGGTGCAGTTCACTAATGCTGTGGCTGGCGGTGTTTGTTGGCGAGCCGCTGATGAGATTGAACGCCTACGGGAAGAACTAGATGCCTGTAGAGAAAGAAACGCTTGGGTTGAACGCCATGACTGATGACATTGTGACCCGACTACTGGATATTGCCACCCTTCGTGGCCCCATGTCGGGGAACATTATTCCAACAGCATGCCTTGAAGCAGCTAATGAAATACTGGAACTTCGCAAAGAAGTAGAAGAACTTAAATTTAAGCTTAGTGAAGCGAATTGGATCATTTATGGCTGATGAAAACTTTGACTGGCGCGCAGCCTGCATAGACGCAGAGCGCAGATACACCGAGATGTGGCGAGAACGCGACAACTGGAAGCAGAAAGCAATGCGTTTGTACCACATCACGCGGCTCATCCGGGACGTCGACGATGGACTAGTAGAATTCGAGCACTTCCTCAAGGACATGAATATCCAAAACGGCGACATCAATCCGCTGAAGAGCCAGGACGTGAATGACGTCTACGAGGAGCTCCGGTCTATGTGCGTCGGCCACACCCACTCGGCCTACAGCCACTGTATCTACGCCAAGGCGGCCGATACGATCGAGTACCTGCTGGGGTAGCACTTTCCGTCATGCCTCGGTGTGCTATTGTGCCGGTAGGTTCCAGATAAATTTATGCCAATTCGGAGGACATATGTCAGATTTACCAGCCTGGGCAGAAGCTAAATTCGAAGCTCGCATGGCCCTAGATAACGGCAATAAGCTCTTTTCCTGCCATACCTGCCGTTCGCTAGTACATATCTCCGACGTGAAGTGGCACGACAAGTGGCATCAGGGCGAGAATTACATCGACCCAGAGGGCGCCGCTCAGTAACACGCAATCCAGAAGGGGGATTGGCGGAACAGGCAGACGCTGGGGGCTTAAACCCCCTTGGTAGAAATACCGTGAGGGTTCGAGTCCCTCATCCCCCACTGCTTAACGCCTAGTTTAGCGATTATTCCCACGATTGCAAATGCTAAAGCTCCCATGCTGCTAATTATAATTAGCGTTTTACTACTAAATGGAATCTAAGCTATTGACAGATGTCTCACCGACGAGTACTTTGTCACTATGACAAAACACAACTACACAGTCGAAGACCTCAGCAGAGACATGGAAATTTTGGTCATGCGGGGACTAATTGAAATCAAGGGCGTCAACGAAAATGGCGAGCTCCTCTACGGAGTCACCGAGCGATCCCTGCAAATGACGGAGGAAGAGCGAATCGCGCTCATCATGGCCGACGACCACCCCGCCGACCACCCGGGTAACCTGTAAGGAAGGCGACGAGCCTCCGCGATTTTTTTTCGCGCGCCGGGTTATTTCTGGATAAATTTAGCCGAATGCACTGCCGGCTCTATATATTTACTGGTCGCCACGTAATTTGTGTATGAAAGTTTCATACCCAGATCCGGGGTTTACGTCCGGTTGCTCGTACCAGCCTTCTCCATAAAACATGCTGAAGTAGCGGTTTGCATTTCTATGTATATATTTGGGGATCTCGTCTAATCCACTTGGATCAGCCAATGTCCCTTTGATACGCCTACTAATTGATGGACAACACTCATCCATCAGTTCGAACCATGCTGTGCCGTATGGCGTTTGTGTATCTCCTGCTTCTTTTCTTTGTTGAAAGCGCTGTTCCAAAGCCATGCAGAACTCGTTGTACTCCCTGTACGCGCCACCCTTAAATACCGGCATACATGCTCCTGTCAGGGACGAGAACCGAACCAGGATCCAACTATTTCGTGAAATGACTGGTCAAGCTTGTCTTTTCCTCTTGGATCATGCTCTGTGCCTGCAACAAGTTTTGCAGCGCCGGGATGTTCTTTTTCCAGACACATAAAAAAGAAGTCACCATAACTGACATCCGGATCGTCGTTCTTTGCCCAAAGGCTGTTTATGACCGATTGAACGATCGGATATTTGCCGAATCTGCCACCCATATGTCCTCCGTGCGACATTTATATCACACATGTAAAAAGCTAGGCCCTGCGGCCACCAACCCGCCAGGCGACCGCAGGGACTAGCCCCATGAAACCCCAGAGGTGGGAAAGGAGGAAAGACACCGCTGAGAATCAGAAACTTAGCACGGCGGCCATGTTGTCTTTTGCAACTACTTTGGATAAATTTAAATGAATGAGCTGGACCAAATTTTCTGCTGTATTGGCCCCCCGCCGGACAGGGCTTCGTGCCAAAGCGCGCGGGGCTCTCATCCCGCAGGTGCGCACGGGGTCACCTGACCGTCATCATCGGGGGCGGTCAGACCGCCCTGCGTGGGGGAGCGAGTGAACTCGACGCATTGACACGTCGTCACCGTCGCGCACGAAAGACCGCCCGAGTAGATGGGCTGCTGTCGCGGTAATCGCGAGCCAGTAGCGACCGTGACCCAGCGATGGAAGTGCCACGACGATGGTCAAAGATAATCGCCGCCATCGTCGTGACGCTGTGTCGCTCGCCGAGAGCGCACGCCCGACCAGTCGTGCAGACTCACTCGCCCCATCGTCGTCAGCACAAGCGCAAGCGCGGGTGCGGGTGCGGGTGCGGGTACGCGTGTACACACGCACGCGCTATGTGTGTACGTATGCGCACGCATACACACACGCACGCCAGCGCGAGAGAGGCGAGGCGACTATGCTCGCAGTCAGAGAGCGAACGTCAAGAGGGAGAACACATTGTGATGACGAAGGCGTACTACATTCGACCACACCTACTGCGACGGAGCATACGCATACGCCACGCACACAAGCGCAGACTCGCCCCTGAAGACGCACTGGACTACCTGCACCTCGCTGCGTGCTTTGCTCACCTCGTGTACGCCGCCTGTCGCTGGCACAACGTCACGCCGCAAACCGCCACGGGTAGTGAGTTCGACCTCTTCGAACTGATGAGCGAGGCAGAGTCAATGCTCGGTGGCAAGGCGATGCAGGTGAGCGACGCAGAGCGAGAGCGACGCAAGCGCTATGCATACTCCGCCTTCCTTCGCACCACGTCGGCAGGCGTGAGGCTGTGACGTACCACCACTGCACCACAAAAGTTTCGAAACCGCGTTTCTAATCTGTCCCTGAAAGTGCTACGCTTGTGCCACGGGTGGTATGCTAGACCGAGGAGAACCAATGAACGAGATGACTCCCATTCACCAGAACTACGCCGTGTGCTCAGCGTGCAACGATGCGTTTGTATGCACTCAGCAGAATGTCTACCCCGACAATGGCTGGGTCTTACCCTTCGAGGTCTTTGGCTACTACGGTGGCTTCAGCGACTCCATCGAAGTGCTGTTCGACAAGCGCCCAAGTAAGCAGTGGATTTTCTGTCACGACTGCGTGGTGAAGTTCTTCGACACCTTCCCCCTGCTCGTTGAGTCATTCGCAGGTGGTCATCACCCCTGCGACGACGACGTGCCGTGTTGCCAGTTTGCGTGGCGAGGCACCGAGAACTTTGCCAAGCACTATGACCAAATGCTTGTGCGCACGCAGTCAGCAGTCAAAACCAGAGAAGGCAACGTCGTGTGGATGGATGATGAGCCCTGCACGAATGGCGTGTGACATCACCCCATTATGTATGGCTCACCCCTGAGGTGGTCACGTGCATACAGCCAGCACTCATACAGTGCAGCCGATGGTGTTGAGTGTCTCCCACTTCTGACCGAGAACGGTAGGTCCCCGTGCCTGCCCTGAGCCTCACATAGCCACAGCCCCCCATCGCTACGCAAGACGAGACTGAGACTGTGCTGAGTGAACCACCGTGCATAGTCCTCAAGGACTACTTCATCAGCCGAGCCACTTCCGAGTTCGGCGCTTTCTTCGAGGTGAACGCTTTCCATAGCCCCCATCGTAGTAGTCGATGGTCCAAGATAATCGCAATGTCCGAAATCCTTGATTTTCGCAAGTGCCACGGGTACTCTTGGGAGTGCCGGTACTACACAGACGAAAGGACCCACCCCAATGGACACGACCCTCAACTACATCAAGATGCTTGGCACTCTGTTGCTCTCGCTTCCCATTGTCTCTGCCGCCTACGTGACTGTCGCCTTCCAGCGCGACTCCCTGTCGCTGATGTTCGTCGCCCTCGTACTGACCATCGCGACCACAGCAGTGGCGACCCTCTACTGTGTTGGCTGGTTCAATGCCTACCGTGATGCCGAGATGGCTTCACGCCGTCATCACCCCACAGCCCCACGGGTGCTACGGGCAAAGTGATGGAGTACGCCGACTTCCTGCGACTGGTCGCATCAACGTGGCCGCACGACCTGAGGTACGGACAGCATTGGTTCAATGTGCTTTACTGCGTGCGACCGAACATCGCGAACGACATTCGTGCCACGCCGCTTGACCCGTTCCACCGCGATGGTGTCTCCGAGGAGACGCAGGAGTACGTGCGTACCCACTGGACAACCGAGCAGGGCTAGACAGTCGCTAGCCCTTTTGCTCGTTCCCGAACGAGAGTAGCCCGAGCACGCTCGCTCTTGCCTCCCCACACTCCGTGCTCGATTTTGTTTTCGAGCGCGTACTCTAGGCACGCTTCCCTCACTGGACATTCGGCGCACACCGCGATGGCACGCTTCACTCCGCTGATTTCTGTTGGGAAGAAGGTTGGCATTTTTTCGCCCTTCTTCCTATTCGACCTGTGGCACTTGCCTTGTTCGAGCAACGTTTCCATTTCCCCTCCTGTTAGTACTTGACACCACCATACACGCAGTGGACCAAGTTATTTGTCATCACTTGACTCACCGTGTTCTGCCTGCTCCCGATGTTTCGAAGCCCCGCAGTATCTAGCAGCCATAGTGTAGTATTCAGTTAGATTTATCTACACGATAGCGAGAGACAAGATGGCTCATCAACTAGATACGACATCAGAAGGCAAGGTCCGAATGGCGTATGCCGACCGTGAGGTTCCGTGGCACAGGCTTGGACAGCCGATGAAGGGCTTACAGACCGCCGAGGCAATGCTCGAAGCCGCCTACGCCAACTTCGACGTCGTGACCACACGGGTGGCTGTATGCGACGACGAGGGGCAGCCGATACGCAACCCAGACGGCTCATACGTTCTCGTGCCAGACAGTCGCGCCACCGTTCGAGTGGACACTGATGGGACATTCTCCGGACTGGCTACCGTTGGGACACGGTATGTCGTGCAGCAGAACAGGGAGTGCCTCGACTACGCCCTAGCCATCGTCGGTGCGTCTGCGGGTGACGCAGTAGTTGATACCTGTGGTGTCCTGCACGGTGGGCGTGAGTTCTTCTCATCGCTTGACCTAGGCGCGCTAGTCATCGACCCTATGGGCGTGAACGACAAGATTGAGCGCTACCTGCTCGTGCGTAATGGGCACGATGGCAAGACCGCCATCACCTTCGCCAACACGAGCGTGCGGGCAGTATGCAAGAACACCGTGATGCTGGGGCTGTCGAATGCACGTCGTGTATTCACTGCTCGACACACGCGCAACGCGGATCGGGCTATCGAGCAGGCGAACGATGTTCTACGTATCTCGAAAGCGTGGGCAACCCAGTTCACTGAGACTGCCAACAAGCTTCTCTCTGTACCAGTTGCGCCATCGTCTCGAACGATGGACAACGTGCTGAACGAGGTTTTCCCTGAGCAGGTACGCCCGACTGAAAGACAGCGCAAGAACAGGGACAACGTCATCTCTCTCGTCAAGGCTGTGTATCTGAACGACAACAACGCAGGTGGCTACGGGTACAACGGTTGGGCAACGCTCAACGCAATCGGTGAATACCTTGACCACTATCGTGACGCATCGTCGAACGAGCGTGCACTTGCATCGATGGACTCGAACTCCTGGGTTACTCGCGCCAAGTTGCGTGCTCAGGATTATCTATTGTCGCAGGCGTAGTCAACTGCCCTGCTACCATTTAGTTGGTATCGCGTAGCGAAGTGAGGACCTATGAGCGAACCCGAGGGCGGTGAAGAGTTCTCCGATGAGTTTGTGTTCGAGGACGCACCATCGAAGGACGAGTTAGCCGTATGGCTGTCGGAATTTATGTCGCAGTCACAGAAGGCGCAACTGCTCTACCGGTCTAACTTCTGCACGCTCGTTGTGAACAAGATTCACGCCGAGTTCGGCATCGAAGGGCTGTGCGACCTGATGCTCGCAATCGACAAGCGCGCAGGATGGATTTCAGACATTCTCATCGAGGATGCCGACATACAAGACGCGATGTTCAACTCTCACGGGGTTTTCGATGAGCAAGCCATCGTCAAGGCACGCCTCAGCAACGAGTTGCTCGAACTAAACAAGAAGATTTGGCGCTTGCGTCGCAAGTATGCGCGCCTTATCGCTGAGGAGATAATCCGTGATGGTGCGCAGTCGCAGACGCCAGAAGTCAACTAACCCTGTCGAGCAAGTTCATAATCAACTGAACAGCACCTTCGTTATCTACGGGTTCTATGCCATCAACTGCGGCATCGACGATCGCGCGTTTACGCTCGATGAGCTCGTAAATGTCCTCGTCAATCGTCCCCGAGGCGAGTAGATACGTAGCGGTAACGCTTCCCTTTTGTCCGATTCGGTGAAGGCGACTGTACGTCTGGTCGACGTCAGCGGGTGTCCACGGGAGTTCGACAAACAGGCACTCCTCTGCTGCTGTCAGCGTGTGACCCGTCTTCGCTGCCTGCATCGAGAGCACGATTACTGGCGCTTGCTCGACTGACAGCTCTTGGAACTTCTTCTTGTGTTCTTCTACTTCCTCGACTGACATACCGCCCTGAATCTTCAGACCACCGTACCGACGCGATACCTCGTCAACGATGTCGCGATGGTGGGCAGCGACAACGACTTTCTTGCCGTCTTCGACACGGGCAGCAACCCACTCAAGTACCGACTCCATCTTTGCCTTGGCTGCCAGCCGGCGTAGCACGGACAGTCTCACGAGGTGTTCGTTCGCCTCTGCGCGAATCATCGCAGCCATTGCTGCTTTGTAACTGGACTCAAGCCCTTGCTCGATAGCCAACTCACGTGCGCGTTGTGCGATGTAGAACAGAATGTCCTTTTCGGCTTTCTGATACTCCTTCATCGCTGCACCGGCGCCTTCGACAACGACGCGGCTATGCACTACGGGTGGGAGTTCGGAGAGAACCTGGTCTTTCGTGCGCCTGATGTAGCACGCCGCCCTCAGTCGCTCGTTCAGTTCATCGAGATGTGAGTGACCGCTGATGTTCCACTGACCGAACTGATCCTGATACGCAGCGCAGTAACGCCTGTAGAAGCCCCACAATCCGCCGAAGTCCTTCAATCGACCGAGTATCTCAAGCTGTGATGCGTACTCGTTCGGGCGGTTCGTCACGGGTGTCCCCGTGAGGCA